TCTATGTTAATCATGTAAGGCTCACCTGTTTCTGCTCTAGCGTGAATGATTTGCCACCATAAGTCTCTAGCATTTACTATCTTAACAGCTTCGTTAGTCTTAGGGTCAATCAATCTCCAGTCTTCATCAAGCTCTACAGCTTTAAGAAAAGCATTAGTAATATTAATACCGTTGTGTAGATTAAGATTCTTCCTGTTGATATCACCACCTGATTCTTTTCTCATGTTTATAAACTCTTCAATCTCGGGGTGACTTATATCCATGTAAGCTGCATAGCTACCACGTCTTGTTGTGCCTTGATTGAAGGCTAACATCTGTGAGTCTACAACGTGGATGAAAGGAATGCTTCCAGTAGAACGACTGCCATGAGCAGTTGAAATACCATTGCTCCTAATATCACCCCAATATCCACCGATGCCTCCACCTGAACTTGCCAACCATATATTCTCGTCATAGTGAGCAGATAAACCACTCCTACTGTCAGGAACATAATTGAGGAAACAACTGATAGGAAGCCCACGGCTTGTGCCCCCGTTACTAAGTATAGGAGTGCTAAACATGAACCAACGAGAGGAGCTGTAGTTGTAAAGTCTTTGAGCCAGTTCAAAATCTGTCTCACCCTTGTATGTTGCTCCGAAGACGGAGGCTCTTGCGAATGCTTCTTGTGCATGTGTTTCGTTCTCCCAAAAGTATCTATCTTTTAATGTGTCTAGACTAAACTTATCAAATGTTTTTTCTTTTTCGTAGTCTATTTCAATTCCTAAGTAAGGCTTAGTTCCTATCTTGTCTTCAATCATCTTGAATGTCCTGTAAATGTATAGCCATTATAGCATAATGAATTATTTTAAGCAAGTCTTTTTCGTTGTATCCGTCTTTTTTACCATACCTCATGGCATACTTTATAATGTTTCCCATACAAAAACCTTCTCCATGTCCGTTATCAAATATAATATCTGTTGCTTGGTAATCACCATAGGCATAATGCTGGTCATAGGTTTTGTCAACATATCTTTTTATTTGTTTTATTGTTTGACCTTCGTTAAATTTATAATTCATTACTCTTCCATTCCTTCGGTAAACTTTCTTCGTTATACCATGTAAAGTTATTTGTCTCTGCCCATTCAGCATGACTTCTTTTAGTTCCGTCTTTTCTTTTCTTTGCTTGTGGCATTGGGGCAAAAGGTTTTTGAAATAAGAACACTAACTCATAATCTTTTGGCAAAGCCGTCCGAATATGTATGTACTTACTATACTCTGCGTAGTCCCAAAACCTACCTTTAGCTTCTATTAAAATAGTTTTGTTATCTATTATCTTAACAAAGTCAGGCTCGTATTTATGCTTAACAATATAATCTATATTATCCCAATGATGTTTCCAATCCCTGAGAAGTGTTTGATGTATTTCATATTCCCAAATACTATCATACCCTTTAGGTACTCCAGTTTTTTTAGGTCTAGGTTTTCTTGGTACTCTTCTAGGCATTGATAGACGAGTCGTAGTTTTTAACTAACTTCCAGTAATCTAATATAGCATTAAACATAGCAGTGTGTTTAGCTTGAGAATCTTTGTCCCAAATATGACAAGCTATAAGCTCTGTGTTTTTTCTGTCTACAAATATAGATACTCTTTCTACATCAGTAAACCCACAGCCTTGAGCATAAGCAGACAACTGCATACCATGTTCATCGTATACTAATTTAGCAGGGTCTTTACCGAATAGATTATCTTTAGTTTTAAAGTCAACAAAGATACCAGACTTAGAATATAAATCTATCTTACCACCATACCCTGATTCAGCACAGAAAGAATCTTCTGCAATCCATTCTTCATCAGGAAAGTTTTCATCTAACCAAGCTTGAATAATTTCATAGGTTGTGTTGGTTTCTTCTCCTAGAAAACCTCGTTCAATCATAGCATGTATTTTAGTACCTTCTTGGGCAGCACTTATACCTATACTTTTAGAATCAAACTTACATCGGGCAGAAAACTCATCAATAGATTCTGTTTCATTCTTCTCTAAAGTAATAGCAGACTTAAGTGCTTGGTCTATCTTCCAGTTTTCTAAAGCAGGTTTAGCTATCATGCCTATTATAGTAGTAACAGAAGGAACTAAATTTTCTTTCTTAGCATCTCTAAGTGTAGTATTTCTTTCTTTACCATTAGCTCCGATGATAGTATACATAGGGTCTCCCTCTTGGGTGTACCAATGTCCTGACTCGGATGTAAATTTATTATATGTATCTGCTGTAGTTACTTCTACAAAATCTTTTAGTTTATTTTCCATTTGCTTCTGCCTCTTTAAATGCTTTGATTACATCTGATGAAAATAGTTTTTGTAAGTTGACCAAGAACATTCTACTTGCTTTATGGTCACCACCACATACAGTTTTAAATGTATCTAGTTTATCTACGATTGTTTTAAGTACATCAGTTTTAAATACAAGTGTGCAAAATTCATTGTCACCTACACATAGGTTATGAAACCAGTAGTCTGCTTCTGTAGCTTTAATACCTGAGGGCTTACCCCATGACTCATATTCAATACATATGTTACCTGTTTTTTGCCACATATCTTTCTCTGATTTTACTTCTATCTTTTTATCTGTAAGCATCTCTGCTATTTTTTCTTCTCTTATTGTACCATAAGCTAAGTCTATGTCAAATTTCTTTCTGTTTTCTTTAGTGGGTTTCATACCAGCTGTCTCCTATTTTATATTCACCTGTTAAAGGACAACGCATAGTGTAGTGCTGTCCTGCTTTTTCTATTGCTTCTACTCCAAGTCTGCCGACAAAGTCTGCTTGACTTTCAAGTACTTGCAACTGCCATTCGTCATGTATATTTGCTACAAACATTGCATCTAATCCATTAAGTCTTAGACTTTCATCAAGAATAATTAATGCTTTCTTCATAGCTATTGCACCACCACCCTGTAGTAGGGTATTTAATGCTGCATGTTTATGTCGTAATAGAATCTTACGACCATCTAACCCTTTAAGGTAGCCCTTTTCTGAAGCTCTGTCAACTCGTTCCTTAAGAGTTCTAAGTGTTGGTAGACCAGTAAGAAACCGTTCTCGCAATCGCTTACCATCTGCTCTATTTCCTTTAATGATGCTTCCAATTTTTTCATCTCCTGCCCCGTAAATGAGTGCATAGATGAAAGTTTTTGCCTCATCTCTTGATTTAAGTCCAGCAAACTGTTGGTTAGCTGTATGAATGTCTCCGTTGATAATTTCATTTATGTATTCCTCGTCAGCCATATAGTGTGCTAACATTCTAAGTTCTAGTCCACTTGCATCTATACCTACAAGTTTGTACCCTTTAGGTACAGTCCAACAAGACCTACATTCTTTACCGTAGGGACTGTAAACTGCTGGAACTTGTGCCATGTTTGGACCTCTATGTGCCATACGACCAGTGATTGCACCGGTACATATAACAGACCCATGTACTCTATTGTCATCAGAGACAGCATCAATCCACGAGTGGACTTGAGCTAATCTTTTTTGATACAAAAGGAAGTCAGCTATTAGTTGAGCTTCTCTTATGTGAGTAATTTTTTTAAGCGTAGTCTCGTCTACAATAGCTTGACCAGTTGGTGTAAACTTTTTAGGTTTCCAACCTAGCTCTTGTAATCTTTGACCTATTTGTTTTCTTGAGCCAAGATTAAATTCTTGTAAAGTTTTTCTCATGAAAGGTTTTCTTTCACGGTTACCCTCTATTATATCTGAATACTCTTGTTCTGTCAATCCCTGTTTGGAAAGTTTACCATCTTTTTTTAGTTTAGGTGTAACCATTTTATCATCTACAAAGATTGGATGAAATGTTTCGTGTACTTTATCTTCTGTTTCTTTTAACTTACAACTTAATTCGGAAGCTAAAAACATTGCTTCTTCATCATCAAATAAAAATCCATTTCGTTTTTGTTGTTCAAGTATATGTGTAACTTTGTGTTCTAGCTTTATACATTCTTTTGAAAATCCCATAGATTCTTTTTTCAAATAATTAAATAATTTATAATTTATATCTACATCTCTTTCACAATAAGATAACATCTCTTTTGTAAAGGCAGACCACTCAGGAGAATCTTTCTTAGGTAAGCCTAGTTTATATC